GAACGCCCTGCGCCCGGTGTTCCCGCCGCCTTCAACGTTGATGGTGATGCCGGGGCGGGCGTCAACCGATTCCACGTCAATGACCCTCGTGTAGTCGGCCTCATGCACGGCGATGTTCGCGTAGGAGCCAAGGTCAGGCTGGTTTACCCCGTTGCCGTCGATCTTGACGTTCCTGACCGTGAAGTTGGTTATGCGGGAACCGACCGCGCCGATGACTGAGAGGACGGGTTTGATGGAGACGGGGTTGTAGGCGGTCCCCGTGATCGCGTCGGTGCCGAGGTTGATGTCGCTGAACGCGGCATTGTTGACGGCGGTGATGGTTGCCCAGTTGCCGTCGAGCGTCACGTTTGACTTGGCCTGGATGGTGCCGTTGAGGGTGTAGGCGTGTCCGGGGGAGAGCAGCACCACCCCGCCGCCAGCGGCGTTAGCGGCGTCAATCTGCGCCTGGATCGCTGCCTTGGCGTCGCCGACAATTGCCGGGACACCGAAGGCCTGCGCGTAAGTGGCATTTAGTGACGTTTCGGTGAGGCGTGTGGGTAGGGCCGCGTCGGGTACTTTGCGGAAGTCCATGATTCCCATGAGTTGGCTCCTAGCTGATCGTGATGGCGGGTTTGGTGGTGATCCCGCCATTGGCGTTGCGGGTGACCGTGGGCTGCGTGTAGGTGCGGGTGCCGTAGGTGATGGTGTAGGAGTCGATAGCGCCGGGGAAGGAACTAGATGCGGTGCCTGTGTAGGTTCCTGTCGTCCCGTCCGGCCATGCCACGCCCGCCGATGTGGGGGCTTGGTTCGCGTCCCTCGTGATCGTGCCGACCATGATGGTTTCCGGGTCAGCAGCAAGTGACAGGTTCAGCGAGGAAATCCACGCAGGCTGCGGGGTCGGTGACGGGGCGAGCGTTTCCGGATCAATCGGCACCAGCTCCGAATAGTCCAGCTCAGCGACAGCAGGCACAGCGAAGTAGATCGTCCGGCCCGCAACACCCGGTAGATGCTCGTCAACACGCCACACCCAGTCAGCGGTCGTGGTCGCGAGCGTCACATCAACAGCCCCAGCAGCGAGGACAACCTGGAACGACGCGGGCAGCACAACCTTGTCAGGCGTCCCCGTGATAGTGCGCCGCGCTGTGGGCGTGAACCTGAGAATACCCGCAGCAGGGGTCGTGGTCCCGTCAGCGAGCGGTGTCACGAGGGAGACATGAACAATAGCCAAAAGAATCTCCTACGTGACTGTGATCGCGGGACGGTTAGTGATGAACCCGGACGCGTTACGGGTCACGGTCGGCTGGGTGTATGTTTTCGTGGTCGTCCCGGCGTAGGTGATCGTGTACGAATCCAACGCGCCGGGGAAAGTCGCGGACGGGGTGCCTGAGTAGACGCCCACTGTCCCGTCAGGCCACTTCACGGAAGCACTCGTTGGGACGCCGTTGCTGTCGGGGACAACCGAACCGGAGAACAGCGCCTCTGGTTCGCGGGCCAGCGCGACCATCGCGGCCTCAAGATCATCCTCAAGGTCGTTCAGTCGGGAGGCGGAGAGTGGCGTGTTGCCTATGACCCCATCGGTCCAGTTACGTTTAGCCATCAGCTACCACCTGCTTCCAACGCCTCAACACGGCGCATCAAATCCTGAACAACCGGGATCAAAGCCACCCCGAGCAGGTCGTACCTGACACCATCAATTTCCCCGCCGTAACGGGTCACAATCTCGGGTAGAACTTGGGCTACTTCTTCCGCGATCAGGCCGAACTCGTTCTTCGCTCCCTCAAACATCTGCGGCGGACCAATCAGCCGGTTACCGTCAGCGTCCTCGGGGTACTGGAACGTTGCCTTGCGGTCATAAATCACAGGCCGCAACGACAACACAGCATGAGCGGGCGTCGCGTCCCGAACGTTTTCCTTGTACTTCAGCGAGGACGTATTCCGCCCGAACTTGTACCCGCCGTTATTGCCCACCCATAGCGCGTAAAACTCGGTGCCGCCCACCGTGTTAGTCCACCCGTACTGGGAACCCTCAGCCTCGGGTACAGCCCCGCTGGTAATGTCCGCGCCAACGTGCGTGTGGGACGATGGCGGGAACGTGGCCGGCTTACCGCTAACGCTGTCCCACGTCGTGGTCTGGTTACCCAAACGCACCCACGTAGACCCGACCAAAACCTCAACACCGTACTCAGTTGGGGCAGTCTCCAGCAGCTCACCAAAGCGGGCCACAGCGGTCACGCCCGTGTCGTCAAAAACCGTGAACGTTCCGCTCTGCGGGTCCGCCTGAACACCCAGCGAACCGTCCTCACGGTTGAAGTTCATCAACCCGTTCACCAGCACACCGTTAGGCACCACACCAATACCCGCCGTCGCCAGCAGGTCAGCCGCGGCCAGTTCCCGCTGTGCGCGTTCCACGTCCTGCAACCGGCGGATAATCGCATCATCACCCATGAACTGACTGCCGAGCTGCCCAGGCTGAGCCACTAGATACCCCCGATGCTGGTCACGTCAATCAATGGTTGGATGGTGTTCGCGTCCATACGCCAACCCACCGCCCTGCCCGTCCCGGTGATCCCGTTAGGCCATGCAGGGGCGGTCAGGTCGAACCCGATTTCATCCCCGATGAACCAGTCCCGCCCCAGCTTCGGAGCCTCTGCACGCTTCGCCGTGAGTTCAAGGCCGATGCCGCCGTTCTTCATGGCAGTCAACGCCCGCGCCGCGTGGTCGTTCAACGTGGACGTTTCCTTGATGGACGTGGATGGCGTCCACCTGTACTCGAACGTGGGCCGCAAATCCGTAGCTTCAAACTGCGGGGCGGACTGGGGGCGGGCATCATCAACACCAGACGAAACCGCAATCACACGGTTAGCCCCAAGGTTCGACGTGTACGACTCCTTGAGCTTCGCGCCCGTCACCGACCCCGGAAGATAGAACTGTGCCGCGGGTCCAAGGCCAGCCGGTGCCGCAGCCCCAACCCTGTCACCCACATAAAACACAGGGGTAATCAGGGAGTTCACATGCTCCCAACCCACCGTCCACTCAGGACCACCAACCAGCCCGGACAGCTCCCCAAGGACCGTGTACAGGGTCTTGTCCTCGTTGTCTTTGTAGGTCCGGTCCCGTGCTTCACCGTTGCCGCCCACGACCTGAACCCGGATCGGGATACCCCGCAACGCCCCAGTCTTCGCCCAGTCCTCAACCAGATCCTTGGCGATCAGGTTCTGGGCCGTGGCCGTATAGGTCACGTCGCCGACGAAGCGCCTGTCGAAGTAGGCCTCCGGGGTTGCCAGGCTCAGTTCTACTGAACCGCCGTGCGTGGTTTCCCGGTCAATGACCATCCCACCCCACAAGGGGGTTTGCCCGTCATCGTCCAAGCAGACGACCCAGACCGCGCCGGGGCGGGTCGCGTTCACCCACCCGTTCGGTGCCGACGATAACGGCAAGGAAGCGGTCTGCGTCTCGTACCTCATCATCGTGCAACCGAACATGCCCGAGGGTTCGAGGTCGGGGAGGTCCGCCATGACGGCCCCGGTGTTCGCATTCACAGCAACCCAAGAAAGCGTCACGGCGTCAACCCCTCAAATTAGCGAAGTGAGAATCGGGCCTACTCGGCTGCGTGCCGGCCCTTGCCCACAGCGACCTCGGCATTGAACGCAGACGGGTTACCGTCCGTGGCCTTGGCAACCAGGATGTTCTTCAGCAGCGCAATCACGAACGACAACCCCGAAATGTTCAAAGCGAGCAACCAGTCAACACCGGTCAACGTTGTCGCGCCCAACGACACAAGCGCTGCTAGGAACGATTCAACGAAAGTTGAAATGGACCGCTCCAGCGCGGCCTTCCAAAACGCGAGAGTAAACATCAAGAACCGACTTTCGGCATGTCGTCGATCAGCCACTTGGGCACGAGCCGGTAAGTCTCACCGGACCGCATGGCCAACTGGAACTCAGTGAGGTTGATAGGCCGGAGTTTCCCGTCGTCGGTGCGCTCGTACACGGTGTCCTCGCCGGTTACCTCACTGCGGACGAACCTAGAACCCACACCGCCCTTCAGCGTGAGCTCGGCGGCCTGCTTGATGACACCGGTCACCGGGTCGGTAAGCACCTTCTCGAAGGACACGTCCAACTGTTCGATGCGGGCAAGTTTTTCCTTGATCCACTGGATGTCTTCGGCGGTCATTTCGTCTTCCTCTGCTGTTGTGGTCGTTGTGCTCTGGGGGGCTATGGCTGTGGAGCCGCTGGCCATGAGGTTGATGCGGTCCAGATCCCAGATGCCTGGGCATTGGGTGGCCTGCCAGTTGCGGTGAGGGATAAGAGGCAGGTCCGGGCCGTATTCGTCGCGGAGGTATCGGACAAGGGCAGCGACAGTTTCGTAGTCGCCGTCTGACGCTTCCGGCCGGCACTCGATACCGATGCTGGTTGCGTTGCCCACCGCGTTCCCTGCGTGCCATGCTGCGTCCAGTGGGGACACGAGGCAGTTGACCCGGCCCGCCGAGGCAACAAAGTGCGCCGACGTGGTTCCGGGCCCGTTGACGAAGAAGTTGTTCACGCCGTCATGGGTCTGGCCGGGCACGCCCCAGTGATGGATGGTGATGGACTCGATGGTTCGCTTCCGCCCAAAGACCCGTGGAACGTGCGCCGCTGGGGTGTACCCCTTCGCTGTGAGTGATTCGTCGATATTCATGGTCTGACCCCGATGATTGGTGAGCGGCATTGGCCGGCGTCCTGTACGCCGCCGTCTGTGTACGTGATGATCCAGCGCCCGTCGTCATTGCAGACAGTGGATGAGATGCCGCGGCCAGGTTCACCCTGCGGGCCTTGCGGTCCCGTCGCACCAGGAGGCCCGGGAACGGTGGAGTCCGCACCAGGTGCGCCGTCCTTACCGTCAACGCCATCCGCGCCAGGCTGCCCGGGCAGACCATCTGCCCCCGGTAGGCCATCTCTCCCGGCGGCACCAGCAGCGCCGTCCTTGCCAGGCTGCCCGTCTTTACCGGGGAGCCCGTCAGCGCCGTTGACCCCGTCCCTACCGGGCGCACCGTCCCTTCCCGGTTCGCCCTTCGCGCCGGGCAGAGGGTGGGGGGACTCGGACGCTACTTGCGCGGCTTTCCGGCAAATGTTGGAACCAGCCGCGGACTGCGCAAAGTCCGCGGACTTACACGCAGCGTCGAACTCTTCCGCGAGGCTCTGCTTCTCCTTCTGCTGAGTCTTCCCAAACGCCGCGTTAGCCGACGCCAACCGCTCGTTATCAACCGCCAGGAACAGGCAGACCATACCGAAGATCAGCGCCAGCACAGCGAGGGCGACGATGGCGAGGTTCCGGTACCTTGCCGCCCTGTTGCGTCGTTCCAGATCCGACTCCAATTCCTGGAGCTCTGAATCTTCACTGTTCATCGTCGTCCTCCGGCCATTCCGCTGGGTCGGGCTTGATCTGATGTTCGATAAGCTGTTCACGCCAGCGGTCACCCACCCGCGTCCGTCGCGCCAGTTTCCGGGTGAGCGCGGCGACGTTCTTCTTCAACTCGTCAATGCGGTCCTTCAGTGTCTGGATCACTTGCGCCTCCTGAGAGTCACGCTTCTTATCAGCACGGTTGAACCACCACGCCACACCGCCGCCGAGCACGCCGAGAAAACCCCCGAGGGGGACAAGCCATTGGAGATCCACACGTCTGACCCTCTTCAGATATGGATGTCTTCTGGGACATCCTTGGCGTTGATCTCGTCGGTCAGGCTGTGCTTCCTGAGAATGGCGAGCATCTTGTAAATGAAGTTGGTGAGTACGTTGTTGTAGTTCCGCACTTCCTTGACTTCGGAGCGGAGTTCCTGCACGTCCGCTTTGAGGTGCAGGGTGTCCTCTTGGAGCGTCGTGATCAGGGCGTCCCGGTCAGCGATGGTGTCCCTGCGCGAAGTCAGCGCGTCCGTTGTCACGTCCCGTTTCCGGGTGGCTCGGTACGTCAGAACGGACGTGACTACCGCGCCAATGACAGTGAAGGCCGCGGCGGCGATGGAGACCAGTTCAGTCATTAGGGCACGTCCCTGATCCGGCCGGGGTTGATCATGAAAGCCATCGCAACGACCAGCACAAAGAACGCCAGAAACCCCAGAGCGCCCTGCCACGCCCGGATCGTGTCCTCACCCGCCAAACCAAAAGCGGCCGTGGCGATGTAGATCAGAGCCCACACCATGGAGATCCCGGCGAGGACGGCGAGCGCCAGGGCCTGCTTCTTCCGGAACGCGCACACCAGAACAACCAGACCAGTCAGGCCCCACAGGACACCCCACACATGGACCGGGATGATGCTCGCGAACTCCCGCAGCACGAACGGTGCAGAGTCCGCCCGCGCCGGACGCAAGTAGTCCGCGGCCCTGCCCAGCGCCGCCAAAGCCAGGATCAGCATCGCCCAACCCCTGGGGCCATACGGGCCCAAGCGGGTCAGCCACCGAAGCCGCCACACTACGGCTTCTCCGTAACGGTCATGGATCCCTTGAGCACCTGGATCGAACTGGCGTCACTAGCCCCAGCTTGTCCCTGGATTTTCCAGGTGTGCGTCCCCGCGGCGGGGGTATGGAATACCTTGAGTGAAAGCGGCAGTGGAACGCTAATGCCGCTGATGTATGGCGCTGTGAACGCCCATGGGTCAATCGCGGTGCCATCACAAGTCACTTGAATGGCCCCGGATCGGTGCGCACCAGAGTTCGCATTGGTAAGCGTCACGTCATAGTCGATGCACACCTCGCCGCCCAAGCTTGTCGCAGTGACAATGAGCAGGTCTGACCATGCCGGTGATGCGGCGAGCGTCCCGCCCAGCCCGGTGGTGGTGTGACCTAGTTCGGTTAGCCCAACCTGCGCCCAGCGGGTGCCGTTATGCCGGTAAAGCCTGTCAACGTCCTTCTGGTCCACAATCAGACCCTCATAGGCTGACAGTGCCGTCCGTTCCGCATTGTCCGCTACGGGGAGGATCCCGCCAGCCGCCGCGTAACGGGCGGGGTTCACAACCACCGTGGGCGAACCGCCACCAGACTGCGGGACCGTGATCGTACCGACAAGGAACGACCGCGCCGGCAAGGTTGGGGCAACAGGAGACGCTGACGGGGTTCCAGCAAGATAGAGGACAGGGGCAGTAGTCGCACCCGAGCCGTCACCAGCGGATGAGTCGTTGACCTGGACGTAGACGATGTCTTTGCGGGTGTACGTCGCATCAGCAGCCGTCACGGAGCCGGTCACGTTCGCGTCCGTGGACCACCCATACACGCCTTGGTGAGTGGCCGCGCCGGGGTCGATCATCGCAGCGCAGGGGCCCAGGGTCCACGTCGTAGACGTGGCTGTGAGGATGTTCGACGGGGTATCAACACGGAACCCCGAACGGCCACCAAGCGGACGCCCAGCGCCGCCACCATGCAAAGCAGCCGAACCCTGACGCTCAGCCTGAGCCGTGATAGCAACCCCATCAGGTTGCAAGTAAACAATAGTCATCTCAACTCCAGATCTATGACCACGCTGGCTTAGTAGCCACAGTCAGAAGGGCGGTTGCAGAGTAGTTGGCAGCGGAAAAGGCGATCTCATTCACGCCAGGGTCAAGGCTGAACCAGCCGCGGCTCGTCACGTAACCTGACCTAGCGGACTGGCCTTGAGCCAGAACCTCACGCCTGTCCATGTCCACCGTCACAAACTCGCCAGCGGCCAGTGCAAGGCTCGTCGCGAACGTGAGCGACTGCTTCTTACCCACATGCGTCACAGTCCAACCGCCAGCCGGGATCGGGCCATCAACCCTCAACCACACCGGAGCCTGAGTGTTCCCCGTGTTATTGATCTGAACCTTGCCCGTCACCGAAGACCCCGTATACGTCACCGGATAAGTCACCGGATACACCAGCCCGCCACTACTAGACGGCAACGCCGTAGACAACGACACAAGATCACCGAACTTACGCGGATCCGCCGCGGAAATCAGGATTGAATACGCGCCAAGCTTGTCCGTAAACTCATCAGGGATAACCTCGCCCTGACGCTGCACCATGCAGTTCCGGATCCGGGAACCCTCAGCGACAACCATCAACTGGGGATCCAGCGTCACCGCCGCGTTGAGTCGGTCAAATGCATCATCAAGCGCCGCGATATCCGGGGCGTGAATCAAGCCACCAAGCGTCATGATCCGCGCCGGCACAAACGGTTCAGTAGTCGTGGCACCATCGGCACGGGCCCGCTGCTTCAATTCCAGCGTTGTCCCTGGTGTGCCGCGCCACCCGTCGAACTTAGTCAACGACCAGCGCACACCGTATGGGTCCGTCTCACCAAGGACAAGATCACCGAGAGCGACCTTGCGGCCCTCAGTGTTCGTGAAGCCAGGGTAGAGGGAAGGGCTGGGATACGTTACTGGACTTGGGTAAGGCATCCCAGACTCCCTCCTATGTCCCCAGCCTGTTCAGCCGGCGAGATACTTCGTGTGCTGCGGTAACGGGGTCGTTCACTTGATTGAGGGTGATGGGTGCGTTGACGATGGTTTCGGAAGCCACGCCCCCAGCCCGCCCCGGCATGTACCCGAGTTGCTGAGCTGACCACTCACGCCCCGCCCTACCGCCCTCCGCGTAGCCAGGGAGCTTCGGGAACGTGCCTGCGTTGATCGCCGCCAACTCACGGTTGTACCTGTCCGACGAGTCAGGGTTGATGATCCACTCACGCGCATCCACCCTCACTCGGGGAATCCCAAGAGAGTCGATACCGAGGAACCCATCGGTCATCTCAGTTCCCGGGCCAGTACCCGGAACACGTCCACCCTCAGCGAACCCAGGAACCCGCCCACCAGTGGCGCGTCCCTGACGCGGACCAGCCTCCCGCGCCTCGTCACGCCGCAGATCAACCTCCGTGTACGTGGTGACAACGGAAATATCTTTCCGTGCAGGGATAGCATCAACAGCACCCTTGGTAGCCTCAGCCATGCGCTTGGCTTCGTCGGCCATCCACGTCTTGATGTCCACGCCCGGTGGGATCTTCATGATGTCCCGTGCCAGCGCCTGAGCTTCCGCGTCAGTGTTCGTGAACTGACGGGCCGCGCCCACCAGTTTGTTAAACGTGGTGTCCAAATTGCCCGCCAACGCATCTTGACTGGCCCCGTTAGCTGCCATCGCCTGAGCGGAGCGATACCCAGCCCCGGCGATACCGTCAAGCGCCGCCTCATTAGCACGGCCCTGCGCTGTGTTGGTGTCCAACGTCCGGCCATTATTAGCCAGCGACTCAGACATGGCGTCGATAGCTTCCTCAAACCCACGAGCCGCATCACGGGCGCTCAACTGCAATAGACCGGCGTTTACCAGCGCGTCCGTGAATTTGTCCAGATTTACGACAGACCCATCAGCGGCCAGACCAATATCTTCAAGCGCCTTAGCTATATCCTCCGCCTTGGCCTTGGATTCAGCCGCGGCTTCACCGGCTTTCTCAATCGCGGTAGCCTGCCCGTCAATCGGGGAAGTGTCCGTGGGTATCTTGCCTAGCGCGATGTTCAGGAGTGTCTGGTCGTCAGTGGCATGCCCGGAAGCCTTAGCCACTTCCTCAAGACTTTTCCGGTACGCCGGCATGTAATCCAGGAGGCGTTTCAGTGATGTCTCACTACCATCGGTCTGCTTAGCCATTGACTGAAAGGCTGCCGCCGCTTTGCTAGTGTCCAAAGACGCCAGCGTAGCTCCGAGTTCCTTGAACCGATCACGCGCCGTCTCGGACGTCGATTTCAGGTTAGCCATGCCAAGCGTCCCGATATTTCCGATGTTCACTAGGACGTTATCTATACCGCCCCATATGCCCGGATCGGCGATGCCCTCGATAGCTCTCTGGAAGTCGCCCACGCCTTCTTTGTGCTCAACAAGATCCTGGAAGGACTTGTTCAGAACATCGGCGCTAACCGATCCCTGTGCTGCCTGTCCGGCGAACTTTTCAAGCGCGTCCCCGGTTTCACCTGTTGGCTTCAAGACGTTATCAAGGGCAGGCGAGGCGAGGGCGGATGCCGCCGCCACCGCGGCCAGCCCCGTCGCAGCACTGGAGGCGACCCTCCCCGTCCGAGACAGGGCAGTGTTAGCTTTGGACCCAGCCGGGGCCAGAACCTCAAGCGCTTCCTTCGTGTCACGGATCTTGGGGATTACCGTGATAAGTCCGCCGCCAAGCAGGGCTGCACCACCAGTAACAGCAGCAAGGCCAGTGACTGCAGACAGCACAGGAGCCGGGATCTTGCCGAGAGTGTCAACCAGCCCCTCAAGGCCCTGCACCGTGCCGCGCAGAACCTCATTAGCCCCGGATCCTGACTGGAGCAGGACAGTATCAAACGCGCCGCCCAGCTTCTCAAGGTCGCCCGCAAGGTTGTCCTGCATGCGTGCGGCGGTATCGGCAGCGTAGCCGGCGTCGTTTACCGCGGCTTCCCACTTGCCAATACCCTCCGCGCCCTGCTCATAGAGGACGTTCGCGGCACGAACAGCATCAGACCCAAAAATTGTCTTGAGCGTAGCGTTGCGCTGCTCGTCAGACATGTCCTTCAACGCGGTTTGCAGGACACCCGCGAACTCGGACATACCAATGAAATTGCCTTGGGCGTCATAAGCACTGATGCCCAGTTCGTCCATCAGCGTCGCCGCTTCTTTGGAACTCGGAGTCAGAGACATCAGCATCGTCTTGAAAGACGTACCCGCGTCAGAACCGGTCAAACCAGCAGAAGCGAACGCCGCCAACGCGCCCGTCGTCTCCTCAATCGTCAACCCCGTAGACGCAGCTACAAGGCCCGACTGATTCAACGCAGCCCCAAGATCCCTCACGGAACCCTGCGCCTTACCCGCACCAGCAGCGAGCAGATCCGCCAGGTGAGGGATCTTATCGCCCTTGAGCTTGAACTGCGTCAGGGCAGAGGCCGCAATCTCAGCAGCCTCGCCAACCTCCAACGAACCAGCCGCGGCCAGGTCGAGGGACCCCTTCAGCCCGCCGCCAAGAACATCCTTCGTTGAGACACCAGCCTTAGCCAGTTCCTCAATGCCCTGCGCAGCCTCAGAAGCGGAAAAAGCAGTATCAGAACCCGCGTCGATTGCGGCCTGACGCAGCAGGTCCATGTTCTCGGTAGTCTCGTGCGTGGCCGCATCAACCGATGACATTTGCTTGTCGAAGTCAGCGTAAGCCTTGACCGCCAACCCAACGCCCGCCAGGATCGCCGCGCCGGCAACAGTGGAAACCCGCCCGACTTCCTCAACCGCGGCCCGGTGCTTCTCCTGCGCAGCCGCAGCCTCTTTCGCCGCGTCTGCCGAGGTCTTAGAAGCCTTCTCGGATGCTTTGCCTGAGTCCTCCGCGGCTTTCTTGGTCTTCTCCGTGGCCTGCGCCGCAGCCTCCATGGAAGCCTTGTAATTCTGAATCTCGGCGCTGAATACAACTTTCACTCGGCGTTCAGCCATGAGACCTCCAAGGGTTTCATAAGGAGTCGGAGCATGGCACCATTAGCCAATGACACAAACTGGGGGAACACGCAAGAAATACGCAAAACACAAAGTGCTTATCTGGTCCGGCTTGGCTTTGTGGGCGTTGTCCGCGCTGTTGTTCGCGCTCAACACCGGGCCCTTCCAAGCGAGGCCCTTACAATTCACCGCCATTATTGGTGTCGCTTTGATCCTTATCGGCGGTGTCCTTTGGTGGCGGCAACGCGAACGTCCTGCGCGTGATTAGTTCCTCGTCGATTTCCCGGGCATAGAAACGCTGCCCCGGATCCGGTTTGAAACCCTTCTGCCCGGTATGTTCCTCCACCGCGGCAGCAGCCTGGCATGTCACCGAGGCGACCTCGTACAGCCCGCGGTTAGCTTCGTTGCGGCACTCAAACTTGGGCCGCCCACACTCACACAACCCCTCAACATAGAGCGTGTACGCGAACTCCAACAACCTGTCCTTATACTCAGGCAACGGCCCAAGGTAAGCGGAAGGCGGGCGCTGGAAACGCTCAGACGTTTTGAGGGCTGCTAGGACTCGCCACCATCGCCCCGTGTAGAGGGCTTCGGCAAAAAATCGGCGCTCACTGATGGGATGCTCTCGGATGCGTTCTTGAACGCGGCGAGGATCAGCCCGAACTGAGCCGCGCCGATATTCTTCTCAAGCCGGCGCAACTGCTCCGGGGTCGCCCTCGGGGATGTGACAGCATCGGCAAGAATCACGTAAGCCAGATCAGTGCCGCTTACTGACTTGTTGGCCTGAGCGAGCTCCCGTTTTTCGTCGTCACCGCGGCCCTGCACGCGAATGGTCAGGGCAGAGTCGTGGAACTGCTGAGCTAACGCGGCGTACTCGCCACGCAACTTACCCACGCCGCCGCCCATCGACGGCCCGTCAACCTCATCATCCTGCTCAGCGTTGTTGATCCGCTCCGCCAACACATCAAGATCAGCGATCAGGTTGGCTTTCTGGTAGACGGTCACGGCCCGTTCGGGGCGTTCAGCACCATCCAGCCACGCATCAAAATCAAAATCCTGCGGGGAATCAGTCATTGGTTTAGGCTCCAAAGAATAGGGTTAGGCTCACGGGGGTTTGAGGGGTGGCGGCGCGGAGCCTAACACGCGCCGCCACCAGTCAAAGGTCAGACCCGGTTGATAGCCGCAGCAGTCACCGAAGTCACAGAAGAAAACGTGACAGCCGCCACACCCGCACTGTTACGGTAATCCGGCAAAACCGGGATCCACGCCTCAGCACCAGCACCAACCGTGTACGCCTTATCCGGGTAAGCGTCACCCGTACCCAGCGTCCCCGGCGTGGTCATCGTGACCGTGATACCCGCACCAGAACCGTTCTTCACAACCAGGATCGTGCCAACCTGAACCGTGTCCGACGCCGAAGGAGCAGCAAACGTAGGAGCAGTACCCGCAAGGACAGGGACATTAGAAACCGCGATAGCCATCTAGTCGCCCCTGCCTAAGCCGCCGCGATGAACGGGTAACCGTTCTGAACTTCACCAGGAACCCGGTACTTGATGAACCCGGTACCGTCCGTGCGCTGCGGGGTGTCCGTCGTGAACTCCGCGCCGAGGTAAATCTCATCCGACGCAGCCCACGCCGCCGAAGCGTCCTTGTCCGTCTGACGCGCATAAGCCCAAACGGTCGTGCCCTTCACCTTCAACGCAGCCCAACCAGCCTCATCAGCGGCGTCGAACCCGCCAGCGGTCAGGAACTTCCGCCACAGAGTAAACCCGACCTGGAAATTGGACGCACCGATAGCGTTGGCGTTACCGGACGACCCAAGAGCCTTCTCAGCAACCTTGTCCGAATCCACTGCGGAAAAGTTGAAATCCGAAGTGAGAACATGCTGGGAAAGGTCAATGCCGGCGTTCAACTCAGCCGCAGTAGGCGCGGCAGGGTTAGCGGGCTTCGTAGTCAGAACAGAAAATTTCGTCTTGCCGTCAGCAAGCACACGAGCACCCATTTAGGACTCCTTTGTTTTCTCGGCCTTGGACGGCGCGGTAGTAGGTTCAGGCTCGACAGGTTTGAATTGGTCAGGGAAATCGGCCAAGTAGTGCTCAGGCACCGTCTGGACCTCCCCACGGGAATTACGAGCGTCAACAAATGACATGGATGCCTCCAAGGCATAAGAAAAAAGACGCCCACCACGGGACGCCAACAGAAAAAAGAAAGAAGGGGTTTAGAGCTTCTCGGAGATAAGAGCGAACTCGTCAACAGCGAACAAAGGGTGACCGAAATCGGGAATAGTTACATCCGTGTCAGCCTGAATGTCCATGAGCGTTGACTGCCGCAACCTCGACGGTGACCAACCAGCAACAGCGGGTATCTTCCGATTCAAAGCGGCACGCACATTCCGGGCCACAACCAACACCGAATCGAACGACAACCCCACATACGTCACCCTTGGCCGCAACGCCAACACATCAGGAACATCCTGCAACGAATCCCCATCAGGCCCACCAGAAGACTCATCCCCAAGATCACCCCACAACACCACATACGGGTAAGCCGGTGAAGCTGGCACGTTCCCGCGGTACACCGTAAGACCCGCAGGCATCAAAGCCTTCACTGCGTCGTAGTGTTCCCGGATCACAACAGACCCTCCGTCGCACGAAACGCCCACTCATAAAAGTTCGGCGCTTCCTCCAACATCGCGTCCTCCGGGTTCCGAACCGTCCCACCACCAGGACGAGACGTACCGAAATACGCGATACCAGCCAACGACGCCGAACCTGCACCGGACGGGCCAACCTCGCCCTCAATCACGCCATCGCCGCCGAACCCGTGAACCTTGATGTCATAACTGATCGTCCGGGCAAGCTGCTTGAAGTGCCGCGATGATCTGGCGTCCTTACGCATGATGTTCTTCGTGTTCAGCGCAGACTTAGCAACCACGCCGCGCATCTTCGGGACCATCCCCGCAGGAATAGCACGAAACGCCGCGGCCAGGTTGTCTAGATCGGACGTATCAGCCGTCATGATTGGCCCCCGAGCAGAACATGCAGCGTGATAACGGATTGATAGAAGTGATGCCACCCCCAGTCAATAGCCACACTGGCAACTCGATGAGAGTGGCGTGCTGGCAATCGTCGCAGAGGGACAGATCCCCAGTGGGTTCACCGACCATTACGTGCATCGTCACCTTGACGCTCACGTTATCTCCTTCACCGGGATCCGCGCCGCAGTGTCAAAACTATCCGGCGTGAAACCCTCCACCCGATACCTGCGCCCAACCCCAAAAGGGTTCAACACAGACGCCGTAACAGTGATGACATCGTTGTTCCGAACATCAGCCACCCCCGCGGGGATGTGAACCTGCCGCGAAACCACAATGAACACCGACTCACCAGCCTCCGGGGTGCTCGTCGCAGAATCCTTCGACTGCACCTTGCACTTACCCGAATACACCAGCGTCGCAGTGTTCGATACCACGCCAGTCTCCGGATCAGTAACAGCAGAACCCGGACGATTGATAGTACAAGCGTCGATCATCAAGGACTCAGCCTGAGCCCTCAGAAGTGGCAGGACATCAATTACGTCATCGGCGAAGCCCATCAGTCGCCACCCTCAAAGATCGGGTAGCCGGCAATGTCCGCACCACAGGAACAGTAGGTCGCGCCCAGCATAAGAGAGCACCATGCCAAATGAACCGTAGAGCTGGCCACCATATCAAGCGAGAACGCGCCGCTCCCCTCAACGAGACCAAGCAGCGCCCACCACTCATCCAGGATCGTCACACGACCCTTACCAGACTGATAAGAACGAGAAGACGAACCATCATCGACTGCGATTGTTACCTGAGTGGCGTCATCCGGTCGCTTGATGTGCGCCACCACAGCCTCACGAATGACATAATCAAGCTTCGCCTGATCAGGAGGATCCGCATCGAGCAGGTTTTGGCGTGACTCGATAAGCATTACTGCATCATCAATCCACATTTGCCACTGCTGCTCGGTAACGGACCCCGACGCAGGGGCGGCCTGCCCTAAAGCGACCGCAAGCATGGCTGGTGTCACCGAAGACATGACCGCCCCTTTCCGTTATTCGTTACCCTCAGGTTTAGCCGCGACCCGGCCACGCTTACGGGGAGCCGACTCCTCTGATGGCTTTGGTTCCGAGACGTCAACCCACTCGGAACCAAGAACCTTGTCATCACGGACACTCACAACAGCGCCCGAAGTGACATGCTTGTAACGCTTCGCCATCGGGCTAGACCAGGTCGTGGATCTTGGCAAATGCGTTCAGGTCAGCGATGCCCCAGCCGTAAACAACCTCAGCACGGAAAGCAACCTGGTTGTTCCGCTTGAGGTCACCGCCACCATCCGGGTCACCGTACTTGATGACCTCAAGACCGATGGACTTCTGAACACCCCAACGGATCGCGGAGAAGTCACCAACGAAACCAAGAACCTTCGTGTCAACAGCGAGAACGCCAGTGCCGCGAACCGTGTTCGACACCGAAGCGCGGTGGCCGTCCAGCTCCGAAGTCTCAAGGCCGAGACGGAAGTTCGGGTAAAGCTTCTGCTCGCTGCTGGTACCACGCAGGGCAGAGAACTTCGCAGCGTAGGTCGGGTCAAGGGCGATGTCACGAGGCACGTACCCGTCCGCGAGAACCAGACCATCAGCGGCGTCCAAGCTCACGTAGGGCTTGTCGGCAGCGACGTACTCAACGAGGTTCGTGGTGTCCGTGAGTCCACCGTTCATAGCGGCGACAACAGCGCCACCAGTCGGGTTGATTTCGTGGAACACGCCGAAGTCCAGTGCGCGGGACA